TCTATCACACACACACACACACACACACACACAATTATATATTGCAAATAACTATAGCAAACACAAACCTAAAAATTACTGCTGTAAAAACTTTGGCAATATGCAACAACTTTTTTCTAACAATAAAATAATAAAAAGTAAAATATATTATTTTAGGTATTGACAATATATAATATATATTATATAATATAATATACTTATATTATTATTTATAGGTATAAATTATGGAGGTATAAAAATGGTTTCTAAAATAGAAAGAAAAACATCTATTGTAGATGAATGGCTAGATGATGATAACCTCCTACTTTTAGAATCATGGGTAAGAGATGGTTATAGTTTAAAAGATATAGCAGCTAAGATTGGTATAAGAACAGAAACATTATATAGATGGCGAATTGAGTATCCAGATATAGATAAAGCATTTAAGAGTGGAAAAGAATTAACAGATTATAAAGTAGAAAATGCTTTATTACGTTCAGCATTAGGTTGTACAACAAAACGTACAAAAGTAACAACTGTTTTAAGATATGGTAAAGTTGTAGAAACATTAAAAGAAGAAGAGGTAACAGAACAGCCGCCTAATGTAAAGGCTATTGAAATATACTTATATAATCGCTCTAATGGTAAATGGAGAAATATGGCTGGTAAGTCTAACTTAATAGACGAGTTAGAGGAAGATTCTAAGGTAGAGATTACTGTAAGAAGGGCATCAAAGAAAGATGAAGAAGACTTAGAAGAGTATAGCATTGATGATAAAGATATAGAATTAAGAAAAAGGACATCAGAAGAAGTAGAAGAGTATAAAGCTAAAAATAGAAAAGAAGAACCAGATGAAGTAGATTTCGATGAAGAAAGTATAAATGATTTAAGCGGTGACTAATTATGAGAATAACAAAGGAAGTTAGTCCCGCATTTGAAGATTTTATTTTTAACTGGGATTATGAAACATATCTGCTAATAGGTGGTTATGGTTCTGGTAAGAGTTATCATATTGCCTTTAAATTAATTCTAAAGTTGTTAGAAGAAAAAAGAAAGGCGCTTGTTGTTCGACAAGTCTTTGATACAATTTATGAAAGTTGTTATGACCTGTTTAAAGAAATATTAGAAGATATGAATTTGCTTTGTTATGATTTTAACGAGTTTAAAAGAAAAACAAATAAGACAAAATGTATAGCACTAAAATCACCACTAAGAATACTATTTGCTAATGGTTCTCAAATAATATTTAAAGGAATGGATAATCCAGAAAAAGTAAAATCAATAAATGGTGTCAGTATAGTATGGATAGAAGAATGTTCAGAAATAAACCCAGATGGTTATAAAGAACTTTTAGGAAGAATTAGAACACCAAATTTAAGTATGCACTTTATTTTATCATGTAACCCAGTAAATAGAGAGAATTGGGTTTATACAAGATTTTTTACTAGGGTAGATGAAAACGGTGAAGAACATGTTATTATGCCTGAGGAAAAATTTTACGAAAAGAAGAACTTGATAAAAAATGGTATATATTATCATCATAGTACACCAGGTGATAATCCATGGCTACCATGGCAGTATATTCGAAGACTTGATGAATTGAGAGATTATGACTACCCATTATATTTGGTTGCAAGATGGGGTAGATTTGGTGCTTCTGGTACTAGGGTCCTTCCACAGTTTAAGGTTGCTTCTAAACCTAGAGATTTTGTAAATGCAATTAGGAAATTAGGTGTAGAAAATCAATATTTTGGTTTTGACTTCGGTTTTGAAGAAAGTTATAATGCTGTATTAAGTATGTCTGTAGATAGCAAAAATGGTATATTGTATATATGGGATGAAATATATATAAATCATATAACAGATACACAGATGGCTAGATTGCCAGAAATGCAGAAGCTAAAAGATAGATTAGATAGTTATTATTTACAAGGTTATAATAAGTATATAGTTGCAGATAATGAAGACCCAAAGGCTATACAATTTTATAGGCAGATGGGATATTTAATGAGACCGTGTAAAAATAAGTTCTCTGGTTCAAGATTATCAAACACAAGAAAGGTAAAAAGATTTAGAAAGATAATCGTTAGTCCTAAATGTAAGAACACAATAAAAGAGCTAAAAGATTTGACTTATAAGAAAGACAGTAATGGTAGGGTGCAGTATGATGAGTTTAATATTGACCCGCATACATTTTCTGCAATTTGGTATGGTCTTGATACTGTAACAGTAGCAGATATTAAATATAAGAATTATAATAGTAAATCTGGAGAGGCTAAAACAAAATACAAGAGGAGGTATATGTTAAATGGCTAATAATGAGATTAATTTTGTTAATGAAAGTAATTTTGAAATAGACTGGAAGAGAAAACTTACAAGTAGAAAGTTCTGGGCTGCAATTGCACTATTCGTTTCTGGTCTAATGACTGCACTTGGAAAAGGTTCACAGGCAGAGACTGTCGCTGGTCTTATTATGCAGGGTGCCGCTGTTGTTGCATATATTATTGGTGAGGGACTTGCCGATGCAGCTAATGCCGGTACGATTGATGTAGATTTCAGTAATGAAGAATAAATAGTAAACGGAGGTAGCTATCTTGTTAAATGAGGAGCAAAAGGTATTTAGAGAAATTGTTGAAGAATATGAAGAGTTAGAAAATGATACAGGTGTACTATCGGCGTACAGTAAAATACCATATGCTTTATTAAGGTCTGAAACGGATGTAGGCACCGAAGATTTGTTTCACGAGTTTGGTAGAATTTGTAAGTTTTATAAAATTTATAAAAAGGGTAAAGATTTCCTTGTTGAAGGTACAAATGGAGATTATGTACCTGCCAAACTAAAATACAAGATGGCTGCATCCCTAATTAATAAAGAGGCAAGGTTTTTATTTGGCGAACAGCCTGATATAACGATAGAGCCAAAAGGAGACACTAGTGTATTAACAGAAGAATCAAAAACACAGTTATCTATTATGAATGATTTAATAGTAACCGTGTTAAAGAAGAATAGGTTTCAAGATATACTTGTAAAAGCGGCGAGAGATTGTTTTATTGGTAAGAGGGTTGCCTGTATTGTAAACTTTAATGAAGAAGATGGTGTTGTTATAACATTTCTTAATAGTTTACAGTTTGTATATGAGACAAAAATTGGTAATCCAAATTTCCTTACAAAGTTTGTATGTTTTATAGTTGTAAAGGATTGTTTGTCTTTAGCAGATAGAAGGATATTTGAAAAGAAATACACGTATGATGAAGATGAAGATACGGTGTATTTAGAGGAAAAGATATATAATGGTTCCGGGGTACTGATTGAAGATGTAACAAGTAGACAGCCTATTAAGTTAAAGAGAATACCCGCTGTTATTTTTATAAATGATGGATTGCTTGGAGAAGTAAGTGGTGAATCTGAAATAGAGTTATTACAGGATTATGAAAAATGGTATTCAAAGTTAAGTAATGCTGATTCAGATGCACAAAGAAAATCAATGAATCCTACCAAGTATGTTGTAGATATGGAAGGTAATTCTACAAAGAATTTGTCAACAGGTGCCGGTGCGTTTTGGGATTTAGGTTCAGACCAGAATTTGACATTGCCACATCCAGAAGTCGGGTTACTAGAACCTAGAATGCACTATTCAGCAGCGTTAAAAACATCACTCGATAGAATAAAGACTGCTGGTTATGAACAGGTTGATATGCCAAATATAACACTAGATACAATGCAGGGTGCAATAACATCAGGTAAGGCATTAAAGGCTATATATTGGCCATTGATTGTTCGTTGTAAAGAAAAAATGAAGGTCTGGGGTCCAGGCCTGTCAGAAATGGTAGAAATAATCATAGAGGGTGCTATACAGTATCCGTTATGTGTTACAAAGTATATACAAGATAAAGTAATTCCAATTACTTATGAGGTTGAGGTTGTACAGAATACCCCATTACCAGAAGATGAAATAGAAGAAAAGACAACCGATTTGGCCGAGGTAGAAAGTGGTGTATTGTCAAGAAAGACATACATGAAGAAGTGGAGAGGACTAACAGATACTGAAGTTACAGATGAGCTTAATCAAATTGCATTTGAGCGGCAGATATTGGAAGAGGCAAGTTTTAACAATGGAATGAATGGCGATAATAAGCTAATAAATCCAGGCACAGATGATTTTAATATGATGGGTGTAAATTCTATAAAGAAAGATGGAACCCAGAATGGCAATAATAGTGGAAATAATTTTGATAATCAGCGGCAAGAACAATCTGGGTTATCAAATATATTTCAGAGTATAAATTCAAATACATCTGGTGGAAATTCAAGTACAATACAGAGATTAAATGGAACGCAGGTTAGTACGTTGGTTAATGTAATGTCACAGTACGGAATAGGTACATTGACTAGAGTTCAGGCTATTAGTATAATTGTCTCAATGGGTGTTTCTGAATCGTTTGCTAATTCTTTACTTAATGAAGAGGATAAAAAGAAAAATAAAAAGCAGGTGATTTAAATGTCCACTTTATATTTTAAAGATGCAAATATAGCAAGGGATGAAATAACCACTAGGCAAAAGAGAGAAATAAGAAAGTTATATAATCAGTGGGCCAGAGAAATTAGGTCAATGTCAAACTCTATGCCAAAGAGAGATATTGGCGATATTGAAAAGCAAAGACAATTAGCTCAGTTGTATTATCAGTTAAGGCAGGGTTCAAGAAATATATCTAGTGAATTGGATAAAACAGTTAGGCAAAATGTTAGCAATATAGCAGATATAACTGTAAGGGTAAACAACAGGTGGTTGAGTAGTCTAGGTTTTACAAATGGTTCATTAGATTTAAAGTTTAATTCTGTCAAAGATACTGTTGTAAGAAATATTATTACTGGAAATATATATAATCAAGGGTACTCTCTTAGCGATAGAATCTGGAATTTAGAGCAAAGTACAATGAAAGATATATATACGGTTGTAGCAAAAGGTTTGGCAGAAAATAAATCAATGTATGAAATAGCAAAGGATTTAGAGAAATATGTAAATCCAAATGCTAGATTACCATGGTATGTTTATGGTAAGACACCAATACATAATAGGGTTGTAGATTATAATGCACAGCGGTTAGCTAAGACTTTAACACAGCACGCCTATCAACAGGCAATTATAGGCTGTACAAAAGACAATCCACTTGTTAAGGGATATTTATGGCATGCAGCCGGTGGACATCCGTGTCAGTTATGTCAAGATAGAGACGGAAATGTTTATTCAGCAGAGACAATTCCATTAGACCACCCAAATGGCGAGTGTACAATAGAGCCTATTATAGATGGTAATAAAAACATAATTGATTTGATAAGTAATGCATATCTAAATCCAGGCATATTATCTTTTATAAGTGACTTGGATTTAGATGGCACTGTAAATCCCACGTAATCCTAGTTTTGATTATAAGGGTATTCTTATTGATTTATATATCTAAGTATATATCGCCTCTTATAATCGAAACTGGATGCCCAGGTAGGGGTATTAATTTTGTATATTTTTTAAAATATATATTGACATATCTATTGTTTTATGATATTATATAAGATAGGCATGTGGAGGCCAATATGTCTAATTTATTAAATGTAAAAATTAAATGCTGTAAATGTAACACATTAATAGATGTAAACGAGAGAAAAGATTTTATTTATAAAAGAGAGTGTACAGATGAAAGTGGTAAGCAGTTATGGATAACGTATATAGATTGTCCAACGTGCAAGCACAGGCATTATGTACAAATTGATGATGTTGAGACAAATAAATATAAAAATGAATGTGCTTCTGTTATGACGGCCATTTTAAGAAAGGGCGTGTCAGGAAAAGAGGTACCGCAGTCACAACGTACAAAATATAAAAAGTTAGATAAGAAACTAAATGATTTGCGACTTGCATTGATTAAGTCATATGTTGGAAAACAACTAAAAGATAAACAAGATGGTTATATGTTTGTTATTGATGAGTTTACAGTTTGTTAATGTTTAAATATAAATAAAAAGAAGGAGAATTAAAATGGGAGCAGAAGAAAGTAAAGAAAAGGATACTGTAAATGAGACAAATGGTGATAATGGTGCTAAAAATGAAGATAAGGGTACAGATACAGTAAAGTCGTTTACTCAGGAGCAGGTAGATGCAATCAAGAAAGCCGAACAGCAGGCAGCAAAATCAGATGTCTATAAAAAGCTCGGCATCGAAGAAGGCGATGAAAAGTCAATCGCTATGTTTAAGGCTTTTATTGAGAGTCAGAAGACAGAAGAGCAGAAGAGTAATGAAGAAAAAGCGAAGTATGTTGCAGATACTGCAAAGGCAGAACAGAGGGCTAGAGTTGCAGAAGTAAAAGCAGAAGCACTGCTTCTTGGTGCTAATGCAGAATATATTGATGATATTGTTACATTGGCCATGTCAAAGATTGCTCAGAATGAAGGAACTGATGCAAAAACTGCAATTACAGAGATTAAAACAAAGTATGCAGCCTTCTTTAAGCAGGAAGAGAAAAAAGATGATGAAGGTTCTGTAGGTAAAAGAGGAACTGGTTCATCTATTAAGAATGAAAGTGGTAAAGGTAAAAAGGATTCTGGTTCAATTAAAGAAGGTCTTGGAAAACGTCTTGCTACTGCAAGGATTGGAAGTACAAATAAAAGTAGCTTTTGGTCATAATATTTAGGAGGTTTATATGTTTAATAGAGATAAAGTCACAAAGTATACATATGGCGCGCCTGTACAGATTCTCGCTAATGTTGAGTTTCAGTATTCTGTCGGGTGTATTGTTCCACAGTCTATTGGTGTAAACGTTACAACAAATGGTGTTACAAGAAAGATTGCCAAGGCTGGTACACCAATCAATATCAATCTTGATAGTATCAATACAGCTGTCACAGCTGCAACAACAACTGCAAACGCTGTACTTCTTCATAATGTTGATGTAACAGAGGGTGCTGCAAATGGAACCGCACTTATTTGGGGCTTTGTAAATAAAAATAGAGTTGAATCAGATGTGCTCACAAAGATTAATGCGGTTACAGATTCTGGAATGGTTATATTTCTTAAGGTATAATTTTAATTAGGAGGTTATAGGTATGACAATTTTTGATTTGCTTGATAGTGCTCAGATTGTAGCATATTGGACAGAGCTTTCTCAGCATGAAGCTCCGTATCCTTGCGAAGAGCTTTTTCCTACAAATAAAAAGAGAGGTCTTGACCTTAAGTGGCTTAAGGGTGCAAAGGGCCTTCCTATTGTTCTTAAAACAAGTGCATTTGATGCTGCTGCTATTCCGAGAGGAAGAATTGGCTTTGAGAAGCTTAGTGCAGAAATGCCGTATTTCAAAGAATCAATGTATATTGATGAAGAACTTAGGCAGGAGCTTAATATTGTTCTTGAAACCGGAAATCGTGCATATATTGAGTCTGTAATGACTAGAGTTTTTGATGATGAAGTACAGCTGCTTAGAAGTGCTAGAGTGTCTCGTGAGAGAATGAGAATGATGGCACTTACAACTGGTGTTATTTCTATGGCTAATAATGGTCAGGCATTTACATATGATTATGGTGTACCGAATAATCACAAAGTTACAGTACAGACATCTTGGTCAAATCATGCTAGTTCCGACCCGATTAAAGATATTAATGATGGCATGGAGCTAATTTTTGATGAAACTGGTGTTAAGCCGAAGAGAGCGATGTGTGATAACACAACGTGGCGTCATCTTAGAGCTAATGAGGGAATTGCTAATGACATTTATGCAAGAAGAGACAGAGTTGGTCACATTACAGATAGTATGCTCAAAGAGTATATTGCAGATATGTGTGATGGTCTTGTAATTTACGTAAATGCAAAGAAATACAAAGACGAGACAGGCACGGCTACGCAGTTTATGCCGGCAGATACATTTGTTCTTTTCCCGGAAGGAATGCTTGGTAATACTTGGTTTGGAACAACACCAGCAGAATCAGATTTGATGTCTGGTGCGGCTGCAAATGTTTCAATTACTGATACAGGTGTTGCTGTTGTTACGGCTAAAAAGATTGACCCCGTACAGGTAGAGACAATTGTTTCTATGATTTGCCTGCCGTCTTTCGAAGAGGCCGACAAGATTTATATTATTGATACTACTGCGTAATTGTTAATGTTAATTTGATAGGCTGGTATTTTTAGCCAGCCTATTTGTTATTTATTTGGAGGTAAAATAAATGGTAAAACTTTCAAATGGTCTGTCTACAATTGTAGTACCAAGTGGTGCTGTTGCAATGTATGAAAGAACAGGGTTTAGAGTTGTAAAAGATAGTGATGTTGAAAGTGCTAATGAAAGTGTAATTGATATTGTTGATGCAGAAGAGAAGGAGAGCGAATTTATTACAAACCTTCTTGAAAAGCCCATTTCAAAGTGGTCAAAAGAAGAGGTAAAGAGATTTGCAAATGAGAAGGGCATCAATATTAATGGTACAAAGTCTGTAAACGATGCAAAGGATAGAATCAGAGATTATATCAATAGCAAAGAGAAGGCTGAGGTAGAGGCGGATTAATTTATGAGTGATATTAGTAATTCTGATAATGCTATTCTACGTAGAATAAGTATTGAAATAAGGGAAGAGCAGGCTCCCTATTTTTCAATGGAAGACATATTTTATTATTATGAAAAGAACAATAGAGATATAAATGCTACAATCTATGAATTGCTAATATTAAAGTCAGAAGACTCCTCAATAACACTTTCAGGTTTAAGTACACAAGATACGTCTTCATACTTTTTAAGATTAGCATCTAGGTATAAGAGATTTAACACAGGTGTATTAACTGGAGGTTGATATAATGTCGTTAAATACAAAATTTGAGCTTTATAAAATAAAAAGAGAAATAAACAGAATAGGTAAGAGGTATAATTTTTATAGGAAAGAAAAAAATGAGTTTGGAGAGCCTATAGATGATGAGTATAAACCTGTTGCTTCAATTGTTGGAATATATCACGAACATACTCCACATATGTTTGATACATATATTTTTAACACAGGTGAAGAGCCGGGTATTTATAGAAATAAAAAGATGCCCCAGATATTTTGTTTATCGCAAGATTTGTATAGTATAAATGAGTTTGGTGAAAAGTATTGCCTGTTGAGTGCCGGTGATTATGTTGATTTTAATGGTCATATGGCAAAAGTAACAGGAATAAGAGATGTTATGGAATGGAATATAGCTACCGACATATCTTTTGAGGAGGTAGATTATGGAAGTTCGAGTGGAGTTCAAGAATGATAACCAGATAAAGGCCAGGTTAAAGAGGGCGCAAATTCAGTATGCACCGGTTATGTTAGAGTATTGTAGGATAAAGGCCGGTGAGTTTGAAGATTATATGAAATCAAATGCTCCATGGCGCGATAGAACTGGTAATGCAAGGAGAGGCTTGAAAGCCACAGTGAAGCAGTCGAGAAAAGGATATGTTACAACTATAGAATTATCGCATAGTGTTTATTATGGCATATATCTTGAATATTATCATGGCGGGAGATATGCCATAATAAATCCAACGATAAGGGTAAAGGGACCAGATTTAACAAGAGATTTAAATGGTTATATTAGATATTTGATGTGAGGTGTTTATGCCAATAGATACAACTACATTTAAACCACTTGAATCAAGGGCTCAAGATATATATATGCATTTGAAAAATAATGGATTTGCTGTTTTTTGGCCTGGTCAAAAAGTTGGAGATTGTACATATCCATATGTTGTTGTAAAAAATGATGGTGGATATAGACACGTTTCATTTAGTTCAAATAGGGATATGTATGCTATACAGTGTTACGTGCCAAGAAATAGCTATTCAAAACTAGAGCCTATGGTTCAGAGATTAAAGAAGGTAATGTATGAATTATATCCAATGATTCAATATTACGGGC